ATTTTAATTTTCGGTGCAAAAGGAGGACACTTAAATATCATGATTTTAGCGAGAGAGTGGGGAGCCGACGACTACAATTGGGCATTGGTTACCGCTGTCGCGAACGGACAACTATCAGCTATGCGTTTGTTGAAAGAATGGGGAGCTACCGACTATAATTTTGCATTGGCTTTTTCTGCCATGAACGAACAAATACCGGCCATGCATTTGTTGAAAGAGTGGGGAGCTACCAATTACAACAGTGCTTTGGCTTTTGCGGCCATGAACGGACAAATACTAGCTATGCGTTTATTGAAAGAATGGGGAGTCGACGAATATGACGATGCATTAATGCGAGCTTCCGAATTCGGACAAATACCGGCTATGCATTTGTTAAAAGAATGGGGAGCAACTGCTTACGCCTATGCATTATTTTATGGATTTCGTCACACCAAGGTCGTAAAATTATTAAAAAGCTGGATGAATGACGAAACCGCCGATGAATGATAAAATTTGTAATTTATACCATATGTGGTATAAATATATGGTAGCAAATCTATGCTATATGCATGTTAAACATCATAGATTGGGGTCTTTTATCGTTGATTTTTAACACGGGATGCGATCTTATTCCCTGCGCATTATGAGTTCCTAAAACGGTATCCCATTTATTAAGTTTAAAATTATTTCTTTCGATTATAAGTTGCGATTTAACACTACCCGTGATAACATTTATAGTCTGATTAATTAACGCATCTACCATATTAGGATTTTCGTTCGATACTACGTTGTACATCGTTATAGGATCGCCAGACGGTGTACGATAGGCTTCGTATAAGGCGTTTAATACGTTATTAATAAGTGCTAGCGAAACAATAATTCCGGGAGCGTATATATCTCTAAGATTATTGGTTACAGCATTTGATATTAAAAATAGCGTTTCTGTGGAAAACAAAGCCCTAACGTTAAGAGACGTATCTTTGTACCCAACGTGTGCGATGTATTGATGGTTATTGCTCATTTTACTAATACGTATGTTTACATTTATCTAGTCATAATCCATATTATTTTTTTCACATATAACCGCTTCCAACGCGAAAAGTGTTATTTAAAATTAAAGAGACAAACAAAATGTCTATTCTTCTATTCTCCGGAAAAGAACAACCTTACGGATTATTATCGAACAACGCTGTGACGCCTATGGTAATCGATAATAAAAAATATAATTCGGTTACGGAATACGTTTACACTAATTTATTTACGACAGCTCCTGAAATAGCTTCGATGAAAGAACATATACATCGAAATCCGTATTCACACTCTATCGACGTTAAATCACAGGTGAATGATCGTGTTTTCATCGAAGCTATAATAACCGGTGTCAAAGCTAGATTTGCACAGGATGCCAAATTTAAAGCCGACATAAACGCTTTACCGGATTCTTCTTTAAACATATCGTGGGGTACAGATGATGAAAACAGACGTTTACGCGCGTTGTATTATCAACTACGGTTCTCTCGACATAATATTTTTTTCGACGATAAATACGGAGAAATTCCTTTTGATACGGTTAATGCGGTAGTGGCAGGTGTGTCACGCGCATTACTGGATAATCCTCATTTAGCAACTATGCCATTTTCAGAGTTAATGCGCTATAGTATTAAAAACGCTCCTCCTAACATCGAATTGGTGTCTGCAATAACTAATTTAGACGAAATAGTTCCTATTCTTAAAATAAAACTTAAAGATAAAATTTATTCGGAAGAAATTATAAGATTTCAGAAACACTTACTAGACGTTACTTTAAATTATATTTTACGTAAAAATTATAAATACGTAAATCCATCGCAATATAAGCTTGCTAAACAACAACAAATACTCAAGGAGCAAAATTTCATACCCAGGTACGAGATTGCGTTATTTAATTTATATAAATCGGAAGAATTACCTATGGAAATATTAAATAATCTCGAATATATTCCTACAATTCCTCTGTCGTCCGATATAAATATAGACACGATAGAAGAGCAAACAATCGAAGACACTCCGGTTGAAAATCTACAAACGTTACATCATATGAAAATTTTAGACGAGCCACCGGAATCATATAAATCATACACTATACCCAACGATCTTCTTCCACACGCTCCAACTAAATTTACTATAAAAGGTACGACATATACATCGCCTGTTGCGTACGCGTATTCCGTATTATTCGAGCATATAGGAATTAAAATTACAGAACACGCTTTAGCGAACACGTCGTTAGAAAAACTCAGACACGACTACTTACTCGAAGAACACAATGTTATGACACAGCGACTTACGGACCTTAACGAAAAAGCCACTAGAGCCAAGTTTGCTACGGATTCCAGTCTTGTGCAGTTATTGTTGACAACTGGTACATCTCGATTAATATTTTCAGACACCGACGATCAAATATTGGGAGTCGGTAAACCGAGTGGTTCGAATAGATCCGGAGTATTTCTAGAATTTATAAGAACCGAATTTAGTACGAATCCACCGATCAACGCTTCGTTTATTTCACCATACGATAATATCGTCGTAAAAGAATGGTTTATATCCAGAGCTAGTGACTATGCCAATACTCTTGCTATGTTTCGAATGCGTAACGCGGAAGATTTGGCATTAATATACAACATTAAACCAGAATTTGGTAATGAAATAAGTAACAAATCGTCTATATTAATGAACGCGTCGGGTCTTTCGAACGTCGATCAAAAATTAGTTATGCCATTTATGGTTGCAGATTTTCTAAGAGTTAAACCGCTCGGCATAAAAGGTATATGTAACATATATACTAATCAACAACCGTCTCAAGACGATAAATTACAAGCCGAACATACGTTAGAATATATGTATACGGAAGTGAAACGCAATTTGTGGCCGAATATTAGTCGTAAACAATTTGTATCGAATATACTTTCAAATTGCCAAGATTGTTCCGTTAAACAAGATCAATGGTGGAGAATAATAAAATGGGCGCGAATAGGCAGATTACGAGCCGGTAATATCGGCGGACCTAAAAATCGACAGTGGTAGAATTATTTTCGGTTGACGTATTCTATTAGTTGAAGATACGCGTCAGATACATCGTCGCGTTTAGGTAGCGAATTAATATACGATAAATGATACGTGTCGTTTCGATCAGTTAATATTTTCAACACAGAATCCACCGCGTATTGTTTACGTTCTTTGTAAGTAAGATTTCTATTGGTTTTAATCGATGCTGATATAAATTCTGGATCGAGTATACGATATTTAGTATAAAACCACGACCATACGTGCTGTGCCAATCTTTGAGCTCTAATATTAGATCTATGTTGTTGTTCTATTATCACTTTATCGCATAAACTAAAATCTTCGTTATCTAACACCAAAGATATATTTTTACACGACTGTACGACCGTTTGACGACGAGTGTCCACGATATTAACGTGTTTCAATTTGTATAATAAATCTTTTGTACCTATTGCATAAGCAAAATTCGCTTCGCCGATATCAAAACTAACAATCATTTATTAATACGCGCGATGATTCTATAACACATGTGTTATAGAATCGCATATAATATGTACGCGTTTAATCTTGGCGTGCACGATGTATCTTAAACGCTTCTAACGCGTCAAGACGCCTTTCCTTTAATATCGTCGGATCTTTACGCATTAGCATCATTTTATATGCTTCAACCTCGCAAATCATCATGTATAAATTAAGATTAGTTTCTATTACTTCTTCGCGTTTTAACCGACAACAGAATTCGGAAGGAACAGGCAGTGCATTAGCCAGAGATTGTTCTTGCAATTTATGTAATCTAAGCTTATAGCTAAACCTTATAAGATCTAATCGCTTATAAGCCTGTTCTGCGTCTTCCACCATTGCAACGTAATTCGCACAGTCTCTACAAGACGCCGTACATTCAGTGGATTCGGCGTTTTTATCACACTCCATCATTAATATCGACTAATCTACTTTTGGATATTTATAATTCATATTTTTAACAGATCCATCTTCATAATATATTCTCGACGGTTTCGGCGGAACCCACTCTTCTTGATTGTATATTACGTACGGTTTTAATGCGTTTATGTACGATTTGTCTGTTTCAATATCTTCGATTTCTACGATTCGAGGTGTGTTCTTTTTAACGATAATTTTACATAATTCACCGTTTATTACATATGTTAATTCGTATCTGTCGGTGTCTAGTTTTTTAACATAACCCATTAGCCATTGTCTGTATATAATTAATAGTAAAGATTTTATAAATATTATTTTACCCCATAAAGTTGTATATAGCGCATCTATCGATTGAAACGTTGTGTGCGCTTCTATTAGACATTTTATAAGTACCGGTACCGAAATCGACGCAAAACAGATCCAATTTATCCATGGTAATATCATTTGAAACATTTTTATTAGTTCGAGAGGAGATGGTAATTTAAAAAATAATTTACATTACACCGATCTTCATATCTGGATTGTAGGCGTTATAATACGTTCCGTATCGATAACTGATACCCGGAATAGTATTTGGACTAACATTGAATCCGTTTTTTACGTATCCAGGATTTATCGGATAACTTGCGATGCAACCAGAAACAGCTCCAACCGGTACCGACGCTCCTACAGTCGATAACGGTACAATTTTATTCGAGGGCGCGGCAATAACAGATGAAGTGGTCGGTAGCGTAGACGGACATCCTCTAGATGCTTGCGTTGACACATTTTTTTCTATAACTCCCCACATACTCGGCGTGTATGCGGTCGAAAGCGTTTCATAATCATCGGAACCGGGTATTGCTGCATCCATTCCTCCGTTAGCGGCATTCCATAAATTTAAAGGAGGTGAATTTACCATCGTGTTCATACCCGTACAATTGCAATATTTAGACGTGTCCACGTAGACGAATGCAATAACAACCACCAAAACGATGACTGCCACAAGACATATTATCGCGTTTTTATTCATTTTGATTAGTGAACAATATATAAATTTTTATAGTGTGAAATTAGTATTTTATCTATCGAAACATACATTATATAAATATGATATGACGATTAATTGAAGAAAAAGAATATAGTGATCGTATATCGAAATGTCGCGAAAATCAAAAATCGCACCACAAGGTATAAATATAATCGTCGATCCAAAGACGTTTATCATTTATAAAAAGAAAATTTTGATAGGATTTGGATCGAGTTCTTATTGTTACGTGTACACAGTTGGCGATACTAACGATTGCGTCGTTTTTAAAATCGTCAACAAACCGAGTGAATCGCGTTTCGGTGATCCCGTTGAGAACGAAATTTCGATTCACTCAAAGTTAGACCATCCTAATATAGTTAAGATGCTTAACTATTGGAGCGATGATAAATATTGGTATATAATGCTCGAGTATTGTTGTAATGGTCAGATTACTAAATACAAGCCGCCTTCGAGCGATGTGGCTCGATTGTGGCTATCTCAACTACTCGGTGCGATAAAATATTTGCACGAAGAGCATAATACCATTCACAGAGACATTAAACCGCATAATATATTACTGGACAAGAAAGGTAATATAAAATTGGCAGATTTTGGTCTCTCGAAGTGTATCAAATCCAATGAATACATCAGAGGTTTTTGCGGAACGTTAAACTATATGGCTCCGGAAGTATACCAAGATGTATATTCGTATCGGGCGGACGCGTGGTCGTTTGGGTGCGTTATGTATTATATACTGACGGGCCGTCCACCATTTCACGCGAAATTAAAATCAGATATAGAACGGGTTGTAAAATCTCCAACAACCCATACAGTACCAGCGGCGCCGCAAGAAGTTGTTCTTCTCATAAACGAATTTTTGGACATAAATCCAGATACTCGTTTATCTATATCGGCGGCGGCTGAACGAGAATATTTTAATTAAGACATAAATCGTCGTAATCACATATGATTACGACTTTCTCAAGCTTACACAACCATATTTACTTTTAATGGTCCGTACGAATTGTAATTTATTAGCTGAATGTCGTTTATCGATAAATTTGTTAGTTCGTTTATAGTATCATCTACACTGTCTAAATATATATTTTTATTAATTAAGAGTCTCGGCAATAACATAGGCTGGCGATTAATTTGTTCATTCACAGCGTCTATATGAGATTCGTACACGTGAACATCGTGAGCGAAATACGTTAGCGATCCCGGAGTAAAACCACAGCATTTAGCTATCAACGTATTAATTAATGCATAACTAGCTATATTAAACGGAAGACCGTGAAACGCATCGCTACTTCGCATAACAAACGACGAATCTAAATAATCGATGTTTTTATCAGTACGTACGGAATACATGTGCATGACGTGACAAGGAGGTAACGCGGCGTCGTCGAGTTCCGGAGGACACCAGTGAGATATAACGTGGCGTCTATCCAACGGATTGGTACGTAATCCTATTAATAATATTTTTAACTGATCGTATCCCGTACTTCCGAAATTTCTTATTTGATGGCCGTAGCTTTTACCCATATCGCCTTCCTCTAAATGATATAATCCGCGAGAATTTAAAAACTCTCTAGACGTATTTCCTTTCCATATATTAACGTTAATATCTTCGAGATATTTCGTTTGGGTTTTGCCTCTTAGAAAAAACATAGTTTCTTCGAATATTAGTCTAAACGGTATGCGTCTGGTCGTAACTAATGGAAACGCATCATTGATATTCGAAAATAATAATGTTTTTCCGGTTAGGTATTTGGTGCATATTTCTGTTCGATTTTTCTTCGTCGTACCGGTAGATAAAATCTCTGTTAGTAATTCTATATAATTTTTCATTATTTAGTTTTAAAATAAATTGGATCGTGCTGTAATTCATATAATCCTCATCAAATTTGATGAGGATAACTTGTTGTTTCGAAACCCAAATGTTTAATATTTTAAGTCTCAAAAGTTATGATTTAACCATCACCCTCTTCATTTGTCAAATCAAAATTCGAATGTATCATGTACGCAAAATTGTACTGTTTGCACAATTCTAAACTCGCCTTATTCAATTGCATAACATTACCATCTTCCGCGACGCGACCAATTACTTCGTCTGATTCGTTAAAAACCAATCCTGTTTCTTCGTGGATAATGTTTCCGTATTGGTCGGTTGAAAGTAAAATTTCTGCTCGCGGAATAAGATTTATAATTTTTGGAACCGTTTTATCGGGCAAAGATTTAGGTTTCTTGCCTTTGTGAATTGGCTTAGAAACAGTTTCTTCGACATGATCTGTAGTATCCAATATTTTAGCGATTAAATTGGCTTTAGTACCAACTCCAACCGGCAAACCTTTTTTCTTACATAACAATTTCAATTCTGCTACTTTCATCTTTTCAAGATCTGCCTTTGAAAACGATAAATGTGTCGTATCTTCAACATTGATAACTGTTACAGGGTCTTTTTTAGCACCTTTTTCGGTTGGTTTTAACTTTTGGTTAACAGGCTGCATAGACGCTTGCATAGACGCTTGCATAGACGCTTCCATATTTAACCATTGATCAATAACTGCCGAAATTTCTTCTTCTGTTAAACCAGAAAACTTAGATGCCATAAATGGCCCCAGACCAGTTCTAATAACATTTGAGATAAGATCCATTTTAATTCGATGAACAAAATGTGTAAAGCAAAAAAACACACGTTATTATTTAATTACAATAGACTACTCGAATAATCAAATTCGTTTATTATGTATACATCGTATTTAATATATAGGAGCGACACGTAATTGCCACATTTCGCCATTACGTTTTTTCATTAAACTTTCTTGCAATTCTTTTCTAGCGTTATTGGTTGAATTTCGAAATTCATCCAACGCATTTTGTTTAAGCTGATTTAATCCTTTATACGCGGATGCAACGTGCACTGGTTCCGACTTTACATTGCTCGTCGATCCATCGTATCCGAATCCACACTTTGGTGCCCACGGATAAATATCTATATTGTTTCTACTTATATAGGGTGGCATTGTAATGGAATTGACGTCGTCGTAAAAATATTTAGTTTGTCCCGTTATTTCGTCGCGATAACATCTGTCGGTTGGTCCGTATCCAGAAAAGCGCGGGTCTATTATATCTGTAGATGCCGGGGTAGATTTTTCGATAATTTCTATTTCTGGAAGATCGTCGTCTATATCGTTTATATCTATATCGTTTACGACGTTATAAAATTTACGATTGTTTGCGAGTTTTTGTTTAGCCGCGGCGTATTGCATACACGTACACGCCGTTTTAAAACATTCTTTACATCTAGGCCTCTCGTTTGTATATTGTGAGACATATCCGGACGTATGCGCATCGAAAGCCGAATTGCCAGAATTAATACCGGAATGTACTGTAAAATCTGAGCTTTTCCAAACGGATAAATCGTGACTTTTTGTTTTCAGTGCATTCATTACGGGAATTAACGTTTTAGGGTTTGGACCTCCTACCAACATTTGATTTTCTGATACGTATTCGGCGGGATCGTCCGGTATACGTCGTTTATTAGTACAAAATTCGCTAGCGGTAAGACTGTTAAATTTTGGAGTCGCAGTAAATAAATCACCGGCTAAACCCGAAGCGTACGAGCCCGGTGAAGCTCCGGATGTGGCGTTAGATTCGGAATACCATTTAGGTAAACTAGGTACCACTTGCGTAATCTCGTCGAATTTTTCTTTCGCGCTTATTCCGTAGTATATCGAAATCGTTATAATAGTGGCGATAATAAACGTACCCGTTGCCAGTACGGGTTTAAATAATGCCAATATTATACACGCGAGCAACGCTAATCTCGCCGTTGCATTCATATTATCTATCAAATTTAAACTCGAATTAGGAAATATTCCTTCGTTAAATGCGAATAGTTGTGATATATCTTCGATCCAAAAACGTCTACTCATTTGTTAAAGCCGGGAAAGAAGCAAATGAGTATATTGTATATTTTCTTTTATCTGACTTGTATAAAATGAGTCAGATAAACGGTATGAATGATGGATGTAGTTACGCGCGATTAGGTGCGTATAATGCGAGTTTTAATGGTATTAGACCACCGATACCAATGACTACAGTTTCTGGATATTACGTGGTTCCAAATTATTCGGCGCCCGGTTACGATACATTAACTCATGGTTCGGCCGAAGGATGTGGCATCGGTTATTTTCAGATAGGTAAAGCGTACGGATACGGAGCCAATAATTGTACGACAACGTATTCCGCGTCGCTATGCGGATAATTTACGAGTTATTATAATTCTTCATTATATGTAATGAAGAATATGCTCGTTACATTAGATTAAAATTCGTAATTTTGAACGATTCTAGGAACACCAACGGACACGGGTGGTTGATAAATTTTTTTGAGTAAAATATCTGCCCTTAATAATTCTGCGCGATTTTTTGCGTATGGAAAAGACTGAGTTTCATATCTAGTAAGAATACTTTCTGTGAGTTTTGGAAAATTAGTTAATTTTCTCCAAACTTTTTTATATAAAAAAGAATACCCACCAATAAACATGGCAATTAATTCGTGAATGTCTATAAAAAACTCTTGAGGAGGAAATCTATCCGTGTCGTTTAAATTTACTGGTATATCGGGCACGTTATCGAAACGCCCAAAATAATTTCTGGTAGAAACGGAACCATCCGTCCATTTAACTTTGTCGTTATTAACAATCAATCGTTGCGCGCCCGTGGTGCCGATAAATTCTGTAGTATACATACAAGTTATTGGCACGAGCGTATCGGAAGATTCGTCTACGTAAACATTGCGCATTCCATAATTTTGTTTATACGAATACATAGGTTTCATAATACGCGAAATTCCAAAATCGTTAAGCAGTAAAATATAACCCATATTAGGAACTAAATATTCTATTCCGTTAATGACGTATCGAATATAACCTCCGGGTGGAATTCGCGTAATCAAAAAATTGTGTGATTTAATATCACCGTGAAATAGGCCAAGTCGTTTGTGTATCCAATGTAACGCTATTAAACCTTGATATATTAAACTTTTAGCAGTTTCGTCTGAATTTTTAATATCTATATCGGCCAGTTCACCATCGGCCAATTCCATAAAAGATGTATAACATTTTCTAAAAAACACTGCCGAACGCAACAAACAATTATCGCACGCACCGATTTTAAACGTTAACAAAAAATTCGGACATTCTTTACGCAATAAAGCCATATTAACGAGACACATCAATCTACCTTCGTCTGGAAACGATTTAGTATCTAAATACGTAGAATTACCGCTATAATCGAGCCTCGTTATTTCTTGACCAGTTAACTCGGCTTCTTTAATCACAAAAGTTTCATTTTCTATTACGGCGCGATAAACCGTTCCGTATCCACCCTGTCCTATTACACTTAAACTAGTTATATATTTTTTAAATTTATTATTCGGTCCAGAAACGCATATAGAACGAGTGGGTACATTAACGTATTGTAATATATTTAATATAACTAGCGCGCGTTCGAATCTATTAATCAAATATGTATTTTCGCGGGTTTCTACCTCCACATTCCGCGCGTGTTTTAATTTATTAATCGAAAATACGTTTTCGTGTTGTGTTTTTTCCGCTATATACCTATTAAATTGCGCAGCGGACGCCTCATCATATTTTGGGTGTAACACCGCTTGAGGACTGTTAAATTGATCAGCGGCAGGTACATACCGCTGATTTACGTCCGCTTGAGGACTGTTAAATTGCTCAGCGACAGGTGCATACCGCTGATTTACGTCCGCTTGAGGACTGTTAAATTGCTCGGCGGCCGTTACATACCGCTGACTTACATCCGCTTGACGTTTATTGAATTGCTCGACAGCCGCCTTATGTTCTGGACGTAATACAGCGTAACGGTTCTTAAATTGCTCAAGAGCAGCCTCATCGTATTCTGGACGTAACACCGCCTGATGGCTTTTAAATTGCTCGGCGGCGTCATCGTATTCTTGATAACTTTCGAGTTGATCAAGAGCCGCTTCGTCGTCATGCTCTTGACGTAACACCGCGTTTCGCACGATAGAAACTGCTAGCTGCCGATTATTTCTATTTAAAAAATCATCGGCTGGTAAAACATAATCATCTATATCTATATCCATCGGAACTTCTTCGAAGGCAACATCTTCGTAATTCATCGGTTCATTACTTCCGTTGACAGCATCGGAGTATATACTATCAAAATCCATTCTATCATCGTCATAATTCGTATCGTTATTTTCGTATTCCATTTGATCATCTTCGTTTTCTAATGTCGCCATTTGTAATGTTTTAAATAGTAATTCTTCTTTAAATATAAAGAAGAATCATAATAATTATTCAAGTATTAACTCATTTAAAGGTTGGACGTGTATGTAGTCCACGAGTTTTCTATTTCTTCGTATCGAGAAATATATACGCGTTTATAATGATCATAATTTCGTTTATGATTTTTACTCCACGATGGTTCGGTAAGAGTATTCGCAAATGGAGTATTTTTGAGTTGAAAATATTTTACGAGTCTGTCAATCGCAGTTTCTTCGACGTCTTGTAAATCGCATTCTCCGTCTTTTACGTACAATTCGTATTCCGGATAATATCGTTCCGAAGCGTATTGTTTGCGAAATGCGTATTTGTAGTATTTTTCAAACCATCGATACTCATCCGTGTTAAAACTCGGACAATAAAATCTCAAACAATACATTAAAATATAATAATCGGTTTTGGAATAATCGTGAGTTTTAAATTCGGTGTGCGATTGTATGAAATTCATACGATCACGCTCGAGTTTTATTCCATCGTTTAATATATCGCTCATTCGAATTAACACACCGTTTCGTTCGTTGGTGTAATTTGTCCAATCGAATTCGAGTATCATTTTTACGAATTGACTCGTCAACTGCTCGTCGTCGTTTAAATCGAAAACAACAGTTTCGAACAACTCCTGTGCAAATTCTTCGAAAGGATACGAAGAAATACTAAATTTTGTTGAAATACTTTTAAAATAATTTTCAACAATTTCCATTTTTAACCATACTAATAGAATTTAAATTTTATTAAAGTTTAAATTCATTTTCTTAAAACCACAATGCAGACAAATTTCGACGCGATGAAAATCGAAGATCTTAAAAATTTAGCTCGTAATATGGGATATAAAAATTATAGTAAATTACGTAAAACCGATCTTATAGTATTAATCAGCACTAAAAAACGTAGTGTAAAAAAGCACACTCGTGCATATTATAATAATATGACCAATCGGCAATTAAAAGATATCGCGAAACAAAAAAGTTTCGTAAAATATAGCACCATGAACAAACGAGAATTAATAAATTTGCTCGTACGCGGCGTTCACCCAAAACCTCGTCAAAAAAAGATATACGAAATTACCGACTATAGAAACTTACTTCCTTTAGATTATTTATTTACATCGTGCGGTTGTATTAATCACGTATACGGTTACGGTGCTGTACAAGATGACGAAAAAGGTGGATATGTAATTCGCGGTGTAAATTTAAACGGAATGTTTGATTCGATACGCGTACCGGATAAAACGATTAACGTTCTCGAAAATGATTACGAAGATATAAATACGGCTGACTATGAGTGGTTTGAAACCGACGAAACGACCCAAGTCGTTACAAAAACGATTAAAGGAGGGTGGTTTGTACCATTTGCGTCGTACCAAAATTTCTCAGATTATACGAACCGCTTAAAAACGATACGATGTTCGACTAACCCGAAATCATTATTTGAACTCGCGGCGTACGTACTTAAATCTAGAAAGATAACCGCTTTCTTACACCCTGGTCAGTATATTCCTACCATTATTAAACTTCGCTTAAAAAGCTTAAAATTTTAATAAAATTTTAATTCTTCTTCATATGTGGAGAAGAATTTATTAAATTTTTTTAGATCTTAGTTAGTATGTGAATAATACTACTAAACGTTGGTCGATCATCTTTTTTGAAACGTAAACAGCTTCGAATTAGTTGTTTAAAAACATCGGGCCACGTCTCGTCTATATTTAATCTCGAAATATTACCATCGCCAATTTCGATTATTACGCGACCAAATTTTTTACCCATCTGTGGATGTTGTTTAGATTGCATTTCCCATACCATCACTCCGTAATTCCAAACATTACCCGCTTTAAACAATAAACCGGCGTCATCTCGACATTGTTCCGGAGATGACCAAGCAAATGTAGGTCGCGCAGCACAACACGTGCCTTCCGCTTGGTGTTTTTTTCCCTCCGGGAATATATTTATTTTCAATACATTCGGTAAAACGTTAGAAGATCGCATCAACAACACGCAATGCGACGTTAAAACCTCGGGTACTACATCATTAGCGTGAAGATAATCGACTCCTTTGGCAATCTGCAGTAACCAATTTCTGGTCACATTTGCATCGAGCGGTGTCTTCAACAAATCGGGATGGTAATTATTTAGATTATTCTTTAAATGTAGTACTTCGTACAAAGAGTTTCCTTCCGCATATTCCGCAACGATATACGAAGTAAAGCTATCACATATTTTTGTATCGACAAATGCATCTAAAATCGTCAATACATTTTTGTGTGATAGTCGGAGAAACCGTTTTTCTTTGATGTAATCGAAATCTTTCGCAGAAAAGATGATACGTTCACTAATATGTAATGTGATTTTCACCGCACATTTTTGTTTTGTGGGTTTCCATGTAAATGGGCCATAAAGTTCTCCGGTCGATCCTTTATTAATATAATATCTAAGTTCACGATATTTTAACATCGCGCGCGGGCTTCTTAGAATTTCTCCAGATAGGTTCGAGCACGGACCTTTCTTAGTATTTTTCGCACCCATTTTAGTAATTTAATATCGAGCTTTATGTCGATACTCAAATCACATTTTCAAATGAAATACAGTTATTCTTTTTCACATATGAAGAAGAATTTAGCACATTCTTACGAGGTTAATGTGCGAATAATATCGCTAAACGTTGGTCGATCATCCGTTTCAAAACTACAACAGCTTTTAAACAGCTCTTTGAAAATATACGACCACGTCTTTTCTATATTTAATCTTGAAGAATATCGCGATGTAATTCTACTTATTACATCACCAAATTTTTCACCCATCTGTGGATCTTGTCTAGATTGCATTTCCCATATCATCACTCCGTAATTCCAAACATGGCTTTTTTTATTCACAATGCCTCGACATTGTTCGGGAGCTAACCAAGCAAATTTATGTTTTGTAGTACCGCAAATTGTTCGGCTTGCCCGTGGTTTTCCTTCCGGAAATATATTTATTTTCAATACATTCGGTAGAATGCCGATAGATTGCATCAACAATACGTAATGCGACGTTAAAACCTCGGGCACGATATCATTAGCGTGAAGATATTCAAATCCCTTAGCAATTTGCAATAACCAATTTCTAGTTACATTTGCATCGAGCGGTGTCTTCAACAAATCGGGATGATAATCGTTTAAATCGTCTTTTAAACGTAGCACGTTAATTAGAGATTTTCCTTCGGCATATTCTGCGACGATATCTGAAATAAATCTACCATTTGAATTTGTTATGATAAATGCATCTAAAATCGTCAATACATTTTGATGCGATAGTCGGAGAAACCGTTTTTCTTTAATGTAATCGAAATCTTTCGCAGAAAACCTATAACAAGCACACCCGGTGTGTTTTAATATACATTTTTGGTTCGTGGATGTCCATATAAATGGACCATAAAGGTCTCCCGTCTCTCCTTTATCGATAAAATATTTAGCTTGTGCATACTTGACAACGTCCGAGCTTCTCAAAATTTCTTCAGACAAATCCATTTTAGTAATTTAATATCGAGCTTTATGTCGATACTCAAATCACATTTTCAAATAAAAAGTTATTCTTCTTCATATGTGAAGAAGAATTTATTACATTCTTAAGAAGTTAATGTGTGAATAATATTGCCAAACGTTGGTCGATCAGCCGTTTCAAAGCTACAACAGCTTTTAAACAGCTCTTTGAAAATATCGGGCCACGTTTCGTCGATATTTAATCTTGAAATATTATCACAAATCTCACGTATTACGCTATTAAAATTTCCACCCTTTAGTGGATCTTGTCGAGTTTGCATTTCCCATATCATCACTCCATAATTCCAAACATTACCCGCTTTATTTACATTGTTTTTACACTGTTCTGGAGATGACCAAGCAAATTTATGTTTTGAATCGCAAAACGTAAGGTTTGCATTCAAACTTGCTTCTGGAAATATATTTATCTTCAAAACATTCGGAAGAATGTCGGCAGATTCCATCAACAACACGCAATGCGACGTTAAAACCTCGGGTACTATATCATTAGCGTGAAGATAATCGATTCCTTTCGCAAGCTGCAGTAACCAATTTCTAGTCACATTTGCATCGAGCGGTGTCTTCAACAAATCGGGATGGTAATCGTTTAAATCATTCTTTAAACGAAGCACGTTATTTAGAGATTTTCCTTCCGCATATTCCACAACGATATCCGAAATAAATTTGCCGCGAGCGTTTGTATTAACAATGGCATCGAGAATTGTTAATACATTTTGGTGTGACAATCGGCCAAACCGCCCTTCTTTGATGCAATCGAAATCTTTCGCAGAAAAGAACGCGTCTGCTCCTATTGTATGTTTTAACGCACATTTCTGTTTCGTAGATTTCCACCTAAATGGACCAAAAAGTTGGCCCATTGTTCCACCGTGAATAAAATAATCGTCTTGTGTATAACTACCAATGGTCGAGCTTCTCAGAATTTCTTCAGACAACTCCATTTTAAGTAATTGGTCTCAAGCTTTCTATCGACGTCAAAATCACATTTGCACGCTCTTCTTCACATATGAAGAAGAATTGATTATTTATTGAATTTTTACTTTAATACCGTGCCCCCCTAACAGTTGATATAATAACTTTGTAGCAAACGGAGTTATTTTTTGCGTTATTACACCGTTTTCTCCGC